GCAAGTCAGCTTGGAGAGCAGGAGTATATTGCAATACACCAGCCATTGCCATAGCAGAAGCAACGTCAGAAGATACGATTAACACATTACCTTTTCCTCTACGAGTTTGCTTGGCAATCACGTTAGCATCACGTTCAATTTGGAAAATCAAACCTTTGAAACGCTCAACTGACCAACGACCGTTAGAGTCTGTATCTAAGTCAAAGTAACCAGCGTTAGTTGTACCATATTGAGCACCTACAACAGCAGTTGCATAAATTGTACGAATAACTTCACGGTTAATTTCAGCTAAAATTTCTGTTGAAAGAATGTTGCTCAATTCAGTTTCAGCGTCAAGACCATGAATTGCTTTTAAGTCTTGTGCTAATTCTAATGAGTATTCAGCTTTCAAAGCACGGCTTTGTGCAGTTACAGTAACTTTCTCAATAGAAAATGCCATTTGTTGGAACACAGAGTTACCATTGTCTGAACCGAGATACTCAGCAACAGCTGTCGGTAAAGCAACACCAGTTGTATAAGCATTTGCAGATTCGTCAGCGATTGGGCTAACTGCTGTATCGTTTGTGTAATCAGCACCTTTGAAACCAAACAATGTATTCTGTGAACCAGTACCAGATACCATTGTGTTAGCTTCGTAGTAGAAAGCTTCTGGAGAAGTTGAACCTTGATTGTTATAACGAGCACGCATTGCAAAAATCAAACCAGTAGGACCAGTCATTGGTTGAACACCAGCAACGTCATAAGCGATAAGATTTGGTAATGCACGGCGAACTAAACTAATTAAGATTGGGTCAAAATTAGAAACACCACCTGTTACGTTTGTAGGACCTGTATCAGATTCATTTAAAGACTGACGGTCTTTAGACATAGCTTGTTGTTGATTTTCCAAAACAAGTGCTGTAACAGCTTTCTTGTATGGGTCTTTAATGGATTCTAATTCTGGATGTTCCAGAACTGGAGCCCACTTTTTTTGTAGTTCTTCTGTTAAATACATTTTTATTATTCCTTTATAGGGGTTAGTTTATTTCAGAGTTTGCGAAATTGTTTTCGCATATTGTTCAATTAAAGCATCACCAGAACCGTAAGGTTTCTTGGTTTCTTCCTCAATTTGAACCTCATCATCCAAAGCAGAATTATCAGCAGCTTTTACTGAAGATTTAAAATATGATTCTTTTAAAGTTTCCAATTTACTGTTGAATTCTTCCTCAGTAGTAAACTCCACACCCTCTGCGAGTGACTTCATTTTTTCCACTTGAGTCTGCGTCAGGCCTTCACAAGCTGTGTAAATAGCCTCAATCTTTTTATGTTCGTTCAGTTCTTTACTCATGTCGACCGAGCGAGCAATTTGTTCATTTAAAGCTTCTTCTAGTTCTTCAACTTTAGAAGTTAAACCTTCTACAACATTTACCTTTTCTTCAGGAATGTCAATATAGTGTTCTTCAAATAAACCTTTTAAACCAGTAATGAAATCTTCAACGATTTCGGCACGAAGTCCGTTTTCGATTGCGATTTCGTTTTCTTTAATCCATTCTTCTACCATATAGTTAAGGTAGTCATCAACTTTAGCAGCTAAATCTTCTTTAATAGATTCTACAGCTTCTTCAAACTGTTCCATTAATTCTGCTTCAGCTTCTTCAATTACCATTTCTGCACGAGCAATAACGGCAGCTTCAAAAATTGTAGTTGCTTTAGATACAAATTCTTCAGAAAGATTTTCGTTATCTAAAAGAGCATCCATATCTTCTTTCATTTTGTGTTTCATTTTTTCTTTCATGGCTTCTTTACGCTCCATTTTTGCAGTTTCTTTACGCTCATGTTCTTCATCTTCTTCTTCAATCATTTCATCATCATATTCAGTTTCTTCATATTGTTGAAATGTGGCACCTTTATTTGATTGCATAGTTTGTTTTGCTAATTTAGCAGGCTTACGGTCACGAATAGCATCATAAGATGTTTCATCATGTTCGTCACCTTCTTCACTATCTTCCAAATCTTTACGACCATGAGATTGCATATTTTTGTCTGCATCTAAATGTTTCATTGGTTCGGAACTTACAGGTGGAGTTGCGCCTGGAGGTGTTGCAGTTGGAGTACCTTTTGTTGCGTGTGGTGCTGGATCATTAGTTTTAGTAACTCTTGTTCCAATATCACCAGCTTCTTGTGTACCATAAGCAACATCGCCGTGTAGTTTTGATGGTTTATCTTGGCCACTACGCTTAGATTCTACTGAAGCGTTTAGAATGTCTTTAGCGGCTTCTGACAGATTAAATTTTCCCATTTTGAAAATCTCCTTGATTTATTATGGATATTTATAATTAAAGTTTTTTGACGAGCGATTCCCAAATGCGTAGACTTACTTTTTCTATGTCTTTTTGCGAAGCTTGACGAATCATTTGCTTTGCTTCAGAATATTGTTGTTCTGTCCAAACACCATTTATCATCACCCACTCTTTGCCTTCCATGATACCTTGAACGAAGGCATTAGGTGCTGAAGGGTCTGCTACAATATCCGCCGCTGTGGCTAGATGAAAATCATCTTGAACGATATTAATACCGTTAACATTTTTAAGAGAACCCATACCTCTGGAAGACACACCAATTTGGGCGCCACCTTCAATTAGACTCTTAACAATGTTACCCATAGGGGTATCAAGAATTTTTGCTTTGCCTATCCAATCATTTCCTTCTTGGCGTAGTCCCACAACCATGTGTGATACTCTGTCTAGATTGATAGATGGGGTGTCTGGATGACCCAGCTCACCAAAGGCACGATTTTTATTAATATATTGTTCTGTATATCGCTGAACTTCTTTGGCCATAGTTTCTTTAAGATACTTACGACCATTGCGGTTTACCACTTCTGCTTGAAGAAATGGTCCTTCAATATACAAACTTCTCTTGCCATCTTTTTCTTCAGCAAGATAATTTAATGATTCGGTAACTTCTGTAATGAGCTTCATAGTCCCATTCCTTTTCTTTTTCTTAACGATATATTACGTTTCCGTAATGACTGCTTTAATTTACTACGTTGTTTAAATTTAGCTCGTCTTGCAGCCATTTTACGATGACGCCTTTCTTGTGGCATCATTCTGGTCAATTTACCACCACGAATGGTGTAACCTGGTACCGCTGACTTCTTTACTCTGCGTTGAACTTTACCTTTACGAACCCTAACACGAACAATTTTTGTTCTACCAGTTTTTATAATATTGGCTTCGTCCAACTCATCATAAATTTCCAATTCAACTTCACCAAGTTTTTCACTAATCAATTCTTCTATTCTATCTATAAGCGCTTCTTTAGCCTCTATTAAATCGCCGTGAAATAGGCAATCAATAAAATCTCTCATTATGGATTTAAATTATAAGGAGGATAATTAAACGCAGCTGGATCATTAAATTGACCACGTTGATAGTAAGCGTTATCTTTACGAACTTCAATAATGATTGTATAAGATGAATTTGCTTGCATACCTCTTGTGCGAACACCAATGTCGCCATTACAACCTGTAACACCATCTGCACCATTAGCTGCATTAGGAATTGTAACCCAATTAGAATTACCATCATACTCATATGTACCACTTACAACCATTGCACTAACGGTCGGATTGGCATTCCAATAAAGGTCGACATCAGCATTAACCGCATTTACACAATCATACCATAAACGGTGAATAGAAAGATTATAAAAATCTTTTGCGGTACCACTTTTACTTAATAATGTATTTGCAGTATTCAAAGCACCATACAATGTATTTGCGGAAATACGATTCGGATTATCCTCTTGTGCGGTACCATCAAATTTAGCGGTAAGTTTAATTACAGCTCGTTCTGTGGTATCTTTTAATACTTGATAAGTGGTTACTGGTCCTGACATTTTATTATCCTATAATTTTAATTACCGTTAAATATTTATGTGTTTTCAACGGACGAATCTTCTGGTTGTGCAAGTAAACTTTGTGCAATATCTTGCTTCTTTGTTTCAATATGTGCCATTACTTTATCATGTATGGCAGAATACAATGCATCACGCATCTCTGAACCTTGGTCATTTTGTGCGTAATCTATAATTTTTCTTGTTAAATCCATATTATTCTCCTATCAAAATATTTATAATATCTGTTTCAATTTAGTAAATACACCAGAAGATTCAAATTCTTCTTTTGCTGTTTTCTTTGACTGCTTTGCTTGATTTTCTGCTTCAATTTCACCTTGATGTGATGCCAGTTGTGCAGCCTGTTGTGTTTGAATATCACCTGCCATTTGTTGTTGTGCCACATCATTCATTACACCAACAGGTAATCCAAGGCCTTCTTCTTTTTCTTTATCAATTTGTTTTTGCATTTCTGATATATCATCATCAGATAAACGCAATACATTTTGTTGAATCCATTTTTGTGAAAAATAACGACCAGTATATGGGTCAACCGCACTCAATAATTGTAAACGATTGGTCATTAATTCCGCTTCTTTTAATTCGGCAAAATTATTATCTTTAATAAAATTATAATAAATGTGTTGTCTAAATTCTTCCCATTCTTCAGCGGTACAAATACCTTTTAACACACATTGAATACGGAGAGTTTGATTAAAAATTTCAGCAAACTTGTTTCGCATACGGTCAACAAATTTAGAGAATTTTAATTCATCACGGGTAACTTCAGCTGCACGACCCATTGAGAAACCTTGATTAGGCTCTAAACGAGAAATTGGTACACACAATGCACCGTATAATTTCTTTTGAAAATATTTAACATCTTCTAACTCACCTAGGTTTTGACCACCAGGTAATGTTGTAATCTCTGTGCCTTTACCACCTTCACGGCGAGGTAACCAAAAATCTTCCAACATTGAAAGGAACTTAC